AACGATTTAATAAAAGACTTAATGACTTCAGAAACTATTTTGTTAAATGATATACCGGTTAAATTAAAAACAATGACAACCGATTTAAAGACTTCTTTGCAAGATAAGATGATAAACTACCAAATAGATTTTGAATACAACTACAACCAAATTAACAACGTAATTTAATGGAGTTATATATTTATATAGATGATGTTGCACATAGAGTAGAAATGTTTCAAGATGAAAAAGTTTCTGTTACTTCCACTATACAAAACTATTCTGATATTGGTAAATTATTTACTGACTATTCACAATCGTTTACTATACCGGCATCACCTACAAATAACAGTATCTTTTCACATTGGTACGAAAATGCAATTGATAATGGCTATGATGCAAGAATTAGATACAATGCTTTTATAGAAATAGATACAATACCATTTCGTGATGGTAACGTACAACTTGAAAAAGCAAATAAAAAGAATGGTTACATTGAAAGTTATACATTAACATTTTATGGAAACTTAACACAATTAAAAGACAAATTTGCAGATGATAAATTGCAAGTTGTTTTTGAAACTACTTTAGGTCAAGCATTAAACCATACTTACGACGCATCTAACATTCAAACAAGAATAACCTCAGGCAGTACTTATGATGTAAGATATCCATTAATTGCAAATGATAGAACATTTAGATACAACGATGCAAGTCCCGATGATGTAACTACTAATGGTGGTTCAATTGTATGGACTGATTTATTTCCGGCAGTTAAAATAAATAAAATTTTAGAATTAATTGAAGATAAATATGACATTGATTTTACCGGTTCTTTTTTAAATTACAATCAAGTTGTAAAGCTATGGATGTTGTTAAAGAATGCAGAATTACCAAGAGCATATTCGCAAGGATTGAATGTTAATTTCTTAACTACTTCGGGTGTGGCTTTTCCGGAATTAAATTTAACAACTGATGTTATAACTACAAATTGGGATGCTGGTTTCTTTGGTGCTTCTGGTCCACAAAGGTTAATATTAAAATATAAACTTACACCAAATTTAGCTACAATAAATACAATATACAAAATAGAATTATTTGTAGATGGGCAAGTATATAATACATTTGACAATATAAGCGGTGAAAACGAAATAATTTTATACAGTCAAACAAGAAGTGAAGACCCAGAAAATCACGAAATGTTTATTAGAGTTTCATCTTTGGGTAGTTTAACTTTTAACAGTAGATTAGAATACATTAGAAGAAGAAGCGGTGATGTTGTTTCTGTAGCATCAAACACTACCGGTCAAAGTATGTCGTTTATTCAAAATATTGCTGCTTATGTTCCTGAAATTAAAGTATCTGATTTCTTTATGGGGTTGGTTAAAATGTTTAATTTGATTATAACACCAACAGATGAAAGAACATTTAAATTAGAACCTTTAGAATTGTATTATCAACAAGGACAAATTAAAGACTTAACAGAATACATTTACGCTGATGAATTAGATATTGAAAAGCCTAAGTTATTTAAGTCAATAGAATTTAAATACGAGCAATCAGAAAACATTTTAAACAATGCATTTAATGGTTTATTCAATCGTCAATATGGTGACTTAACATACAATAGTGGTTCTAATGCTGATAGTGGTACGTACGATATTAAACTACCATTTGAAAATGTTATTTGGGAACGTGCTACTGCTTCTAATTTTATGACTGCAACACTTTTAAATAAAGATTTGCAACCATACACACCAAAGCCTATATTTATGTATTTAAACGGAATAGAAACTGTTTCACCAACAATTAAACTTGATGTAAGCACCGGTTTTAATTCATTGTCCACTTATATGCGATTTAGTAATGAACTCAATTTAGCTGCAACTGATTTAAGTTATTTGTATTCTTTAAACTTTGGCAATGAAGTATCACCTTGGTATTTAGCTAATGCACCACAAGGACTTTACAAAAGACATTACGAACAATACATTGCTAACTTGTATAATCAAAAAACAAGGGTTGTAAAAGTAAAAGCAAAATTAGAACCATTAGAATTAACATCATTAAAATTAAACAACAGAATAATAATTAGAGATAACAGATATATTATTAATTCGTTTACTACTGATTTAACTAATGGCGAAGCATCATTTGATTTAATAAACGATTATAGAGCATTAGGATATAATTCAGTTGGATATCGTTTTGCTAATATAGAAATGTTAAACGTAGATAATACTGCTCAAGAAGTACAAGTTGATGTTTATATGGGTGTGTTTGCTAATGCAGTTGTAGCTACAGAAACCGGATGGGCAAGTTGGACTGGAAGTGGTTTACAAACAACAGACTTTAGCGTTAATGTTTCAATAGCAGCTAATGGAACTTTACTTCAAAGAACAAAAAACTTTGAAATTAAATTTGAAGATTTTGATGGTAATATAGTATTCGCACAAATTCCACTAACACAAGATTTATGATAAAATTAATATTAGAAATGCTGCAATTAAATGAGCATTATGGACAATCTGAATTAATAGAAATTGCAAAAGGTAAATATGAATTGCCAAAAACATTTTCAGCTACATTTAAACAATTTAAAAGAAAATTAAAAGAAAAAAACAATGGCGGAAATTAAAACAGTAAATTTAGAAGTCAATTCTAATTTAGCACAAACCGAAAAAGCGGTTACATCTTTGAAAACTGAATTAAGAAAGGCACAACAAGAAGTTGCATCTTTAAGTGATAAATTTGGCGCTACATCTAAAGAAGCTATTGAAGCAGCTAAAAGAGCAGCAGATTTAAAAGATAGAATTGGTGATGCCAAAGATTTAACTGATGCATTCAATCCAGATGCAAAATTTAAAGCATTGGCTGGTGCTGCAAATATCGCAGCCGGTGCTTTAGCTGGTTTTGAGGGTGCTATGGGATTAGTTGGAGTGCAATCTGAGGATGCTCAACAAGCTATTTTAAAAGTTCAATCAGCATTGGCCGTTTCTCAAGGATTGGATGTATTGCAACAAATACCCGATACTTTTAAAAATATAAAAGCAGTAGCTATAAATGCTTTTCAAGGAATTAAGACAGCTATTGGTGCAACTGGAATAGGTTTGTTAGTTGTGGCTTTAGGTGCGGTTTATGCTAATTGGGATGCATTAAAAAAATTAGTTGGAGATAGTGTTCCAGCATTGAAAGAAGGCACAAAACAATTTGATAAATTAAAAGAAGTATTTTTTGGTGTTGGTAATGCTATTGTACAATATTTATTAACACCTTTTAAAGCGGTACTTAAGTTGTTACAATTAGATTTTAAAGGTGCAATACAAGAAATAAAAAATGGTGCTGATGTTATTGGTAATTATGAAAAAGGTGCTGCTAAAGAAAGGCAAAACCAAAATGATGCTTATGCAAAGGCAAGGTTAGAAAAGCAAATTAAAAATAAAGAAAATGAAATTGCAATAGCTAAAGCAGCTGGAAAAGATACTTATGATTTAGAAAAAATAAACTTACATAGAAAACTTATTCTTAATAAAGACAATCAAGAAGAACTTGAGAAGTTAAGACAAGAAGAAAGGTTATTGGATGCAACACATAAAAAATCATTAGAAGACAAACAAAAGGCACATAATGATGAATTAAAAAGAAAACGTGATGAAGCAATTGCCGAAGAAAAAAGAAAAAGAGAAGAAGCAGAAAAAGAACGAAGACAATTTGAAAATCAAAAAGGTAGAAAAGCAGAAGAAGAATATGATGCTATTTTAAAAAGAGAAGAAGAAGCAAGGGAGAAAAATAGATTAGCTGGGTTAACCGAAATTGAACAAGTAGAAGAAAAATATAATAAGTTAATAGAAACCGCTAAAGCAGCCGGAGTTTCTACAATAGAATTAGAAATTGAAAAAGCTAATGCTATAAATGATATAAATGTTAATTTACAAAATAAATTATATGCAGACTTACAAGCCGCATATGAAAGAGAAGCAGCACTTGATTTAGCAATAAGAGAAGCTAAAAGAAATGCATTAGATACCGGTTTAAATATTTTATTGCAATTTGCTGGTAAAAACAAAACTATTGCTTTAGGTATCTTAGCTATTCAGAAAGGTTTAGCTATTGCAGATATTGTTGTAGGTGCTTCTAAATCAATTGCAGCAGCACAAGCGGCATTGGCAGCAACACCGGCAGTAATTGGTGTAGTACCAAACCCTATGTATGCAGTCCAAGCCGCAGCAACAATAAAGGGTATAGCATTAACAAAAATAACTGCTGCAACTTCTATTGCATCAATATTAGCTGCATCAATAGGTCAAGCTAAATCTATTACTGGCGGCGGTGGTGGTGGTTCGGCTCCTTCTGGCGGTGGTGGTGGTGGTTCGGCTGCACCACAATTTAATGTTGTAGGTAATAGTGGAGTTAATCAGTTAGCGCAAACAATGTCAGGACAATCAGAACAAGCACCAATTCAAGCGTATGTTGTAGCACAAAATGTAACATCAGCACAAAGTTTAAATAGAAACATAGTTAATAATGCAAGTTTAGGATAGTTAAAAGTATCACTAACTAATAAAAACAGACTTAATGATAGTTATTTAAAACAAAATATAAATAATTTAATTTTTAAAAAAAAGTAGAATGAAAAAATTAGAAACTATTTATTTAGATATAGACGAACAAAATATTCAAGATGGGATTGATGCTATTAGTTTAGTAAAGTTTCCGGCTATTGAAGAAAATTGGGTTGCATTAAACGAACACAAAGTAGAATTAAAAACAATAGATGAAGATAAACGTATTGTAATTGGTTTGGCTTTAATACCTGAAAAGGATATTTATAGAAGAAATGGTGATTATGAATACAACATTAGGTTTTCAAAAGAAACAGTTAGAAAAGCATCTGAATTGTATTTAAAGAAACTTAAAATACATAATTCAACATTAGAACACGAAAAGAAAACTGAAGGAGTTTATACAATAGAAAGTTGGATTGTTGAAGATGTTAAACGTGATAAGTCTGCAATTTACAATTTAAATGCAACTGAAGGAAGTTGGGTTGTAGTTCAAAGAATTGATAACGATGAGGTTTGGAACGATGTTAAAGAGGGTAAATATCAAGGCTATTCTATTGAAGGATATTTCTCTGAAAAAGCAGAATTAAATTTACAAGAAAGTAAAGATTTAGAATTGATTGAAAAAATAAAACAAATATTAATAAATAACAAATAAATAAAATGAGTACTTTAAAAAATGTTTTTAAAAAATTAGACCATACAGAAAAAGTATCTAAAGTAAATTTAGAAAGTCAAAGAGTAGAATTAGAAGTAGTAAAAGTTGGTGATTATACTTCAAAAGCTAATCAAATAGAAAAAGATTTTAATGATGAATATAAAAAACAAATTTTAGCAGTACAAAATACAGTTGTTAAATATAACAATATGATTGCTGATTTGGCTAATCAATTTGACAATGAAATAGATATATATAAATCTAAAGTTAAAGAATTAGGAATTGATTATAATACTGCACCACTTGCTAAAATAGCTGATGCAGCAAGAAAAAGTATAATGAATAAACCGGTTTATTTTAAATCCATTATGGATAAATTAAAATCATTATAATTAAAATAATTAATGTTTAACATATTTAAAATGGGAAAGAATAAATACACAAGTCCAAAAGATGCAAAAAGAGGTTGTTTATGTGATGATAGCACATATTCTAACGAATGTTGCAAAGGTGAATTAATCAATCAAGGTATTGGTTCAACAGTTTCGCAAGGTAGTTCTACAGTAACAGTTGTAGATGGAGTTAGAACAACAGTTAGAAGTAACGGATAAAACAAATTTATAACAAATATAAATAATAATAATTTTAATAAAAAAGTAAATATGAACGTAATTAATGAAATCAAAACACTTTTGGGTATGGAAGTAAAACTTGCCCAAATGAAGTTACAAGATGGTGTTACTGTTTTAGAAGCAGAAGCATTTGAACCTGAAATGGCAGTCTTTATTGTAAATGAAGATGAAAGAGTACCAATGCCGGTTGGTGAATATATGCTTGAAGATGGCAATATGTTAAAAGTAGAAGTTGAAGGCGTTATTGCTTCAATTGAAATGCCTGAAGAAGAAGCACCTGAAGTAGAAGAAGTAGAAACACCGGAAGCAGAACAAGAAATGACTTCTGAAGTAGCATCACCAAAAAGAGTAGTTGAAAGTGTTACAAAAGAAATGTTCTTTGCTGAAATTGAAAAACTAAGAACTGAAATTGCTGAATTAAAACTTGCAAAAGTTGAAACAGTAGAACCGGTAGAATTGTCAAGTGATAACATCGAAGTTTTAACACACAAT